GATTTGAGTCGATGGTTTCCGGAGGGGCACCACTTGATTCCAGTGTTGAAGAAAGCAGACGACACGGAACTTGAGCGCGTAGACGATCCAGATGCGGTGCTGGGCGTGGGACAGTGGAGAGTATCCAGTTTTGAAAACGGACAAGTAGAAATCGGAGAAAGTCTGGCCGATGCGCCGAAGCTGTCCTATCACTACGCTACCGACAATCGGTTCGATATGTTTGCACTTCCAGGGAAATACTTCAAAGTCAATATGGCTGAAGTGAATTTTCGCAATGCGGATGCAGATACCGCGCAGTTCTTCTTCGAGATTGTAGCAGCAGGTGGAGCTTACGTTGCAGCGCGGAGAATCTACAAGAATGAGAAGGATGTGATTGCGGCCAGTGTCGGGGCTCCGCGACGGTGGAGGGACTACGACATTTTCCAGTGGAATTACAGCATAGCCCGCACTACTGATGAAGACGTGCGAATTCCTGTACAGAGCAGTCAAGACATGGCGGTGAGACTGTACACAAAGAACAGCGCGATCTATAGCAAGCTGGATCAGCAGGCCCGAAAGCCTTCGATGGATATAACCCTGTATGCAATCAGCCAGGATGAGTAGTTACGTCCATAATTCGCGAGGCACGTTGTCCTGAATTGCCCACTTCATTTTCAAGGCCAGTTTGCGGGCTCCGGCCCATGAAGGGTGCAGGTCTTCCAAGTAGTCTTCAGGCTTGTCCAGTGTGTTCAGCAGATTAATGAAATGGACTTGTGGATGGTCGGCAAATATGCGTGTGCAGGTCGCATTGTGTTCCAGCATAAGCAGGCTGGCAATTTTGCTGATTTGATCGTCGGTCAATCCGCGATGGTTGTGCATACTGCCTTTCCAGAATTTACTGGACCAGTGAATGAATGCGAAGTCATAACCGTGCGTGACGATATGCGATTCAGGGTACCGTTCCAGAATTCGAGCGAACAGAGTTTGCATTTGAAGAGTCACTTTCTGAACGGTTTCAATGATTCCGTTTATATCGGGTTCTTTTGATACTGGATCGTAGAGCTTTCCGAATTCCAGAAACATATAGTCGTTGCCGGACAAAGAAATGAGAAACGTCTGGTCCGGTCGGCGTAGTGCGGCAAATTTCCAGATTTCCATAGACAGTTCTTTTCGCAGAGTGTATCCAGGAAATGCAGCGTCGATGATATTGAAATGCCCACGAAGGTAGTCCAGAATATCAATGGCGACGGGATTCAAGTAAGTCAGATTGAACCATGAGTCGCCTATAGCTACAAGCGGGCGGTTGCGGGCTCCGATCTGGTTGGTTTTTCTCCAGAGTATTGTAAGCTGCATGAGCAGTTTCAAAAGACGTTCTTTCATACGATCAGACAGTACAGGCGGGCCGGTTGGTCAATCCGCAATAGAATCTTTTTCATAGATTTGTGTTGACGCAAATTCAAATACAGTTCAAGGTGCGCTATGGGACCATTTCCACAGAACGATCATATAGTGTCGGCCAGCGTTATTGCGGTGCTCCGGAAAATGACTTCGCAAGAGCAAAGGTATCTGGGTGTAAAGGATAAAGGCAAGGAAGTGCGCCTGTATTGCTACCGGGTAGATTTTGCATCTGCCAGTGGTGTGCAGGGCCAGATACAGGGAATACCTTACACGTCTGCCAGAACAAAAGTAGAGGAATTCGCAGACACATTGCCAGGACTTCCCGTGCATGAGTTTGTCGAAGCATTCAGAGAAATGTACAAAGTGTATGGGCCTCCTATCACTATGGAGATTCTGGATGGCTAATCTACAGATAGAGGGGCGGACTCGGATGTGGAGGTACGAGAACTGTTCCATTAATCGAGTGACAGCCGGACAGATGTTGGCCGCTATCAAGGATAGCAAGTTGGACGGTGTATTGTTCTGCTGCAATCTCAGGGACTATCGACATACCGCGATTCTTGTTTTGTCCAGCCGGAAGCATTCCTGTACGCATGAAGTTCTGGTATGGGATAAGCAGACAACCCATCCAATCAAGAAAACGCACTTGTGGGAATTCTGGAAAGCGGCAGCAGAGCCCAGGACGTCAAAAGTTCAGATGCGGCGTATATGGAACAGTGCGCGGGTAGGTAAACCGGGGCTACTGGAACGTCGTAAAAACCGCTTGCGTACATGGCAACGCTCTGTCAAATAGCGGCATGAGTGTCCACAATCCCGTAGTCGAGTGGTGCGGTCGTAAGATTCATCTGGAACAGGAGTACTATGTGTACTTTCCGGAGCCAGCAATCAAGCGGGAGCTTACCAAAAAGCAAATGGAAGACTACCGGAAGCTCCAGGCTTTGCCCGACAATCTCCGAATGCAGTTTACGTCGCGCATGAACTTCAAAGATCCAGCCGGAAACCCGAATATCACACCCATGCTGGGCCGCGATATGATGGACTTTGCATTGAAGTGGAATCTAATTCCGCTATTCGATGTAGGTCAGAATTTTGAAATTGAGCGGCGGCTAACGCTTACACAGACGGAAGCCTTCGACTTCTTTGAAGAGCATTCCAAGATGCTGAACGACAAAGCCCGGCGCGGGCATCTATAAAAATGAAAATCGAATGAAGCTAATCCTGAAGTTTCGGAGTACCAACGAAACCGAAGAGGATGATTATGACATTCGAGCAATTTCACAATAACCATGCAGAGAGTCATGGCAAAGTATTTGTGCATGGGCCGAACAGTGCTTCCTGGCCTATGTTAGTGCGGATCTACAATTCAATGGCAATGGTATTTCCTGAAGCTATTGATGAGTTTGTAGATGTGCAGCAAGGTCCAGCCGGTATTCAATACCTGGTCGGCCCGAATCCCTACCGTAACAAAGATCAATCTAAAGCCAAAGGTTCAAAAAAGACTTCTAGTAAATTAGCGGGCGTGGCGGATTCCAAGGCAGGCGACGGTGGCGAAGCGCAAGGCGAACAGCCAGCAAGCGAATAAAAAGCCAGAGCCCAGCCAGCCAAAACTTGCAAGCAATCCAATTCAGGCGTTAGAAGCCCGAATGCGGCGACAGTTCTTTGTCAACGTCGCTGTACGCAAACAGAATGAGCAATCCAAGGAAATAGTTCCCTGGATTGAGCGTAACCGTTGGATTGCTGGGATGCCCTGGAGTTTTTCCAGCCCCGGTCCAAAGATGGAATGGGGAGCGCATGACGTGCGTTCGGAAGTTCTGCACCGTCCATATCTCAGGCAATACCTGGAAGACCGGACGGAATACAAGTCTGTTATCAAGCCACGGCAATCGGAGTTTTCGGAAAATGCGATCAATGAGAACTTGTTCATGCTTGCAACCAATCCGGCGTTTGGCGTGGCGCATGTTTTCCCCACCGATAAGACAGGAACGGGATTCAGTACAGAAAAGATCAAGCCTGCAATCGACCAGAGTCCGAATATCTACCGACTTGTTGATAAGCTGGCGACAGAGCGTATAACATTCAAAAATGGCGGCATCTATTCGATTGCTGGAGCGTTGGGCCGGGCTGCTGGTCGGGCTGGCTCCAGGGACATGGTTACGTTCGATGAATTCGATTTCATGCCGGAATCAATCATTGGAGTATTTGAGCAGCTTCTATCGCACAGTAGATGGAGACTGCAAAGGTTCATATCTACGCCAACAGTTCCAGGCGTCGGTATCGACAAAAAGATTCTGGAAGGGTGTGGCTACCATTGGCATGTAACCTGTCCGAAGTGTAAGAAAAAACAGCGGCTAACGTTTCCGGACAATCTTATCAATTTCTGGGAAGCGTCCAGCTCTGAAATGGGCACTGAGAAGTATTTCAAAAAGCTGTCCCAGGTTTATATCGGTTGCAGGCATTGCGGGCAATACCTGGACAGGAACAGTCAGCACTACTTGAAAAACAGTGAATGGATAGCGGAACGTCCAGCGTTGCAGCATATTCATAGCAGCTACCATGTGAACGTCTTTATGATTGCATGGAAGACGGGAGTAGAGATTGCACGACGCTACCATTTGCTTCAGAACTATGTCTGGCAGTTCTACAATGAAGTGGTTGGAGTCGCGTATATCAAAGGCTCCAGTCGCCTGAATCAGCAGGACTTGATTACAGCACGACGGCAGTACACAATGTACAAGGGCCGTACTGGCAGGCACGGGCGCACGGCCATAGGTGTAGACTGGGGCGAAAACAGTTCATGGGCTGTCATTGTGTCGGATCAAGCAGACCTGACCAAGCCGGACTTGCCGTGTGTGGTCTACGCAGAAGAGATCAACAATGAAGCCCTGGCAGCCAACGGAATCAATCCAGATAGTGCCGGGATAGCGCACGTCATCCGGGTACTCCAGCTCATGGATATTTTTGATGCTATGATTGTGGTCAACGATGCGAACGGAATAGGTATAGATCGCAACAAAGAACTGCTGAAAAAGATTCCATCAAAGGCGTACGGTGCTTTCTTCGATACGATGGACAATCAGAAGCAAATGAAAAATACAAAGCTGACCGTGGCCAAGTGGGAAGAGAAATCCAAGCGAGTAACGTTCAGCAAACTGCTGGCAGTTAAGGAAATGCAAACAGAAGTCCGGCATGGAGGTTTCGGACTTCCAGACTATACAGCAGATGACGCGGAGACATTGATTCTACTGGAAGACCATTTACAAAATCTGGGCATTCAACCACGGTGGAATATGGAGCAAGAGCGGGAATACGAAGTCGTGGTCAAGTTTGGTGAAGACCACTTTTTTGACGCGACCATGTATGCGAGGCTGGGATTTGAGAAGCTGACCGGGCTCCAGAGCGGCCAGGGCCCTGGAGTTATCGGACCCCGGTGAAATTTTGTTGACGTAAATTTAGGCAGGAGTAGATAGAGGTATGCGAGTGACTGAAGTGACAGGATCAAAGCCCGATCCGGAGCAAAGACCGAAAAAGCTATACAGGCAGTACACCGGAGAAGGTAAGAATCATGCAGCCGATTACACATTCGAGCAGGCGTTGAATCAGGTGTCCCGGTTGCGGGATATGATCGACGAAAACGACAAAGCAAACGGGAGAATGTGAAAAAATGGAAAACTGGTTTATCCGACTACAGCAGATAGATGAGCAAGGCAATTACATACAAAATCTGTATGTGCGGCCCAGCGACATTCTATGTGTTTTCGAGACTCCGGAAAAGAACAAGATCAGCGGCCAGGTTCGACTGAGCTATTCAGTGTTGCTACGGGATGCAAGGATTGCTCCGCCGCATCTGCAAGGAACGGCGAACGTGCATCTAATGATTGATTACAATCCAATGGTCTACAGGGGCATGAAAGACATTGGATCAATCTATGAGTTTCATGCTCCAGATTCGGACGTGGATGCAAACGAAGGCGAAGACGAAGACCGGCCTGAGACTGAAAAAGGAGCCTGAAAATGTTCGAACGGCCCATAGTGAAAGAAAAATCGACGAAGCTGGAACAGGTGTTGCTTGATATGTCTCTGTTTTATATGAGCGCACCGGTTGGTGTAGTGGTCTGGAAAAGCAATACTATGGGCAACGCTTTGAACAGGGCGGCACGGTATGTTCTTTCAACGAAACAGGCGGATCAATGGCGGGCTGCAATGAGAAGTCGGGCGCGGGTAGTGGAGCAATCTGAAATGACCCGCGTCTGGCCAAAAATATGATTGCCAGGAAAAAGTAAGGCAATCAATGTACAGATGTGGAGTCGAAAAGTGTACCGTGGCCGGTGCGGTGCATTGTTAACACTGATTACCCGGTAGCAGGTTTCTAGTTATTTCCAGGTGAGGGTTTTTAGTTCCTTTCCCTTGACTCTCCTGGCAGTGGTCCGAAAGGCGACTCCATTTTGCAATCATTTGGACAGGTGCAGATAAAAATGAGCATAAAGAAAATACTAATTCATACAATGGATGTGGTTGCATTCATTGCTGCTGGTTCGGCGTTTTTGTTTCTGGCAGAAGCAAGAGGGCATTTGTTGGTTCAAACAATAGATTTGATGGCCCCAGCAACGGCAATGGCCTGGCATTTCATAGCCGTCTGGTTTAGATTCTGGATCAAGTATCGAACACAGGAATCGGGCGGCGATCGTTATGATATGGATTGACATTGCAGTAGTTATGGCCCTGGTTTTTCTGGTTTGGGGCGTGGCATTGTACAGGGCTTACAAACAGAAAAAAGCCGATAGCATGACGTTGCGCCGCAATCAAGATGTGGTTCGATTCATTTGGAGACGATAAATGGCTAAAGCAAAATACGCGACAAAGGAGACTGCTGAACAGGCGAAACCATCTGATCCGATGACCAGTATGGGCGACGTGCAGTCAGTCAGTGCATTTCTGGGCGTAAGCCCGGAACAGGTAGCCAAAAGTGTCATGGCCAAGGCACAGAAGCCGGAAATACTTCCAGGCATTGCCGGGCAGGCGAAAGGCCGAGATGCAGCTCCACCGTCGCGGGCAATGCTCGATCCGGTAGACCAGCTATTCAGCGATGCGCGGGGCGTCCGCGAAACATTGCGGCCATTCAGCTTTCATGTGTTGCGACAAATAGAGCGCAAAGACCCGGTCATTAATGGAGCGATCAATCACAGAGCGCGGCAAATCAAGCAATTCGCGAAGCCTTCCGAAAGTCCGGACAGCGATAGCCCAGGGTTTATCATTGAGCATGTAGACAAAGAGAACAAAAAGCTAAACGAAAAAGAGAAGGCATTTCAGAAGTGGCTGACTCAGTTCATGCTGGAGACTGGTCGCCGGGACTTTGAAGGTGCAGCCGACAGGGAAGACAATCTACTGGATTTGATGGTAAAGACGGTTCGGGATTATTACACAATCGACCAGGTCTGCATTGAATTGCGACGCGACTATGCCGGAAAGCCGTTGGATTTCTTTGCAGTAGATGGAGCCACGATCAAGCGCGTTATATCGTTAGGGTTTCACGGTGGTATGCACGACTTTGATCCACGTTCTACAATGCGATGGTCAGCAGACGACGGTAAAGGCGAATCGCTCCAGGAACGGTTGGAGCAAGAGCGTCTGGAAATGATTCCGCCGTTTGAAGAGATTCGGTTTGTGCAGGAAGTCGAGGGCAAACTGAGGGCGGCATTCACGCATAAGAATCTGGTTTTTGACAGCCACCAGAAGCGAACAGACCTGCAATGGAATGGCTACGGCTATCCACCTATAGAGCAGGCAATCAGCGTTATCATTGGATTCATGTTTGGTCTGGCTTACAATGCGGAGGCATTCAACACTGGCAGTGTTCCGAAAATCGCTCTGTCAGAAAAGATGAATCGGTATAGCAACGACCAGCTTGCCGAATTGCAGGATCAGTGGATTGCAAACTTTCGGGGCATCTATGGAGCGTTTCGCATTCCTATGCTGAACGGTGATTGGCAGGTTATGAATCTGCTGAACAGCCCCAGGGACTTCGAGTATTCCGATTACATGCAGTTCACTGCCAGTATTGCGCTCATGGTCATGGGATTCGATACAGCAGAGTTGGGATTGCGGTTCCAGTCGGCCCAGAACGTTATGAACGAAAATCTGGATGCGCGACAGAAGTTCAGCAAGGCCAGGGGACTCATCGACATACTCACTGAGTTTGAAGGCGTATTCAACAAGATCATAAAGAAGTTTGGCTGGACTGACTGGAAGTTTCGCTTTGTGGGTGTGGACCCGGAAGACCGGGAGCAAAAGAGCAAGCTGGAGACTGAGGCGGTCAAGCGCGACACTACAATCAATGAACTACGCAAGCGCAAGGGCCTGAAGCCGGACCCGTACGGGGACATTATTCTGGACCCGCAATATATCCAATATCGGACGCAGAAAGAACAGGCCGAAGAAATGAAAGCGCAGGAAGAGGCGCAGGCGGGCGGCGGCGAAGGCGGCGGTGGCATGTTCGATGACATGGACATGGAAGGCATGATAGACGATGAATTTTTCAAGGCCGATGACCCGGATCGGCGCGGCACTATGCTGATTTAGAAAACGGGCAAGTAGAAAACGGGCAAGTAGAAAACGGAGACACGAATATGAGAATACTAACTGAATTTTTCTGGGTGCTGATTGTCTGGGCTGCAATGGAGCCGGGCGTCGAGTCAGTGCAGGACTGTTACGAAAAAGCAGGCGTCTGCGAAGGCAAGGTCATGGCTACCTATGAAGACCGCGATATGTGTGTCAGAGTGGGACAGAATAGTTACGGAAAGTTCTTTTCATGCGAGCGACATGAATTTCAGTTTGCTGACAGCGAATAAAAAAATGGAGCGAATGAAAATGGATAGAATATCAAAAGAAATGCGGGAACGGTTGGAGAATAATTTCAAGTATCATCCTCCAAAAGAAGGACAAGCGGATCGTTATGTAAGAATTCGCAACGCGGCGAAAAGTTTTGCTGAGGTTATTGCTGAGGAGTGTCCGGAATCAAGAGAATTGTCTATTGCTCTGACTTCTATTGAAGACGCTTCAATGTGGGCCAATGCTGCAATAGCACGAAATGAATGAAAGTACTTGATTTATATTGTGGTGTCGGCGGTGTATCGGCGGGGTTTTTGGAGGCGGGCTGGGAAGTGGTCGGCGTAGACATCGAAAGACAAATAGACTACGTTGCGCCCAAGAACTTCATGCAGGGTGACGCAATCAAGATGCTGAAAGAACTGGCGACTGGCTTTGATCTGATCTGGGCCAGTCCACCATGCCAGGCTTTTTCATTCGCGGCGGCCCGATGGAAAGACAGGAAGCGGGCAGATCTGGTAGCCCGGACGCGAAACGCAATACTCAAGACCGGCAAGCCATACATAATAGAGAACGTGGTCCAGGCTCCGCTACTGAAAGACAAATCAATCACATTGACTGGCCCACAAGTCGGACTGATTCCGCGGTACTCTCCAGAAGGTATTCTGGAGCGAAATGGTAAGCGATACATTCCAGGTGTCATAAAGATGCGCCGGTTTGAATCTAATTTGCCATTGCAGTCTATGCCCAGAGTAGGGCGGCCAGGATTGGAAGGCGGTGAAGTCTCCGTGCGGGCGGGCGACTACGTGACACTGGCAGGCCACGGCGGGAACAATCCGGTGGGCTTGAACAGGCTGGACGTCTGGGAACAGAGCAGCGGAATAAATTGGTTGTATGCCGGACGCAGTGCAGCAGAAAAGAAGCACAGCATAGCGGAGGCAATCCCCCCGGCTATGGCCAGAGCTCTGGCAGAGCAGGCAGCAAAATTGATTTAGGAGTAAGGCAGTGAGTATCTGGAAAGCAATGAAAGAATCGTTAAGTGGTACGGCAGAAGCGGCGGTGGAGCAGATAGAGACTTATCCGGGCGAGCGTGTGATTCGCAAAGTAGAGGAAATCGCTTCCAGTAAGTACGGACTTCATTTCAAAGATTGGGTTATTGTAGGTTTGCGTGGATTTACCTACGATAAGAAGAAAGGATTCATAGCGAACAGCGACGCAATAGATGAGTTCAATGATACGCTGATTCTGCTACGCACTGGAAAGAAAGGATTGGAGTTTGAATGTCACCGATGCACAATGGACCCAGGCTGGTACTGGATTCGTGCTCCGATGGTTCCCGGCGGCGCGGCCAGACTGGAGCCAGGGCTTTACATTTACCAGAAGGGATTGCACCGGGGCAACAAAGCATTTACTCAATTCCAGAAAGTCGCCGTGCGCCGGGATAGAAACCTGGACGGTATATGGACAGAAGCGGAGCCAGTGCAGCACGGCTTTTTCGGAATCAATATCCATGCAAGCTATACAAAAGACGTTGTAGGTGTATCGAGTGCGGGCTGTACAGTTATTGCTGGTGGCTGGTCGTCTAAGATATGGAAACGGTTCAGGGATACGCTTTACAATTCCGGCCAGCTCCGGTTTCCTTACCTGGTGCTTTCCGATAAAGAGCGCAAGGAAGTGGTGAAGGTTGTATGAGAATTGTAGAGAAGGAATACCGCAAGACCCGGTTCAGCAAGTCGGATCATCTACGCATCCCAGGTTACATACTGATTTTTATCGGTGTGCTGCTGGGAGCGTTTCTGGTAGTGGCTGACGTATTTGTGCCCACTACTCCAGCGGCCCCGGAAGGACAGTTGGACAATCAGCTATCCATTCTGGGCGTAAGCGGATCGGCACAGTGGATTTTCGTTCTGGGCATGATCGTCTTCGGATGGATCATTGCCAGTGCGCCGACCGTGCAGGATTGGATTGACATACGCAAATCATTGAAGTAGTCTGTGTTTTTCGCCACAGGCGACCATGTTTCCTATCAAACAAGATGACCCCTGAATCCGGGCAGCAATGTCCGGATTTTTTTGTGCTCTGAGTCATGCAAAGTAACGTCGGATCGAATCTATATATGTAACGGGGCACGGTCGAGCATTCGGCGCGTCCAGTTTCGCACCGCAAAGACGGTGAGTCCGGGCAACCGGCAAGCTGGAGCATTTACCGCAATCAAGACCACAACGGGCCAGCAATGGCCGACTGTTCGCCGATTCTACGGAATCCGCATGTGCCTTGTTCCAGCCTATGTGCTGGCAGTCTAGTGGGCGGACTGAGATTGTTTCCACCGGAGTCCGGGTTACGTACCGGGCAGACTGCCAAGCGGTCAACGAAGGAAGCGGGGTCAATCGGCCCCGCTTTTTTTTGTGCCTTGAGTCTGCATGACTCAAGGCAGATTGAATACATAGTCAGCAAGGGAGGAAACCTATGAGCTATGAAGAAAATCCTGATTACAAGGTTCTGGTTTCTACCAGGACCATGAATGCAACAGTGCATAGCGCAAGCTGCAAATGCAACGCAATGCGCCAGGCTGGCGGACCTATGCCGAAGTATCTGGCATTCAATGGAATCGGTGAAACGCTGGATGAAATCATTCAGAACTGGAAAGAAGACGAAGACTACGCAGAGCGTGGATTCAAAATCAAGAAAGCAGCCTGCGTTCAATAACAATCGGCCAGCCTTCGGGCTGGCTTTTCTTGTGTACAGGAGAATGAAAATGAACGAAACTGAGTTACTGTGCCTGATGGCATCAAACATTGCGGCAGGACTTGCCCAGCAAGCGGCTGCTGAACTGGAAACCATACTGGAAACCATCGACCGGGCAGATGCAGAAGTGATTGCAAAAGAAGCATTGCTGATTGCGGATGAGATTCGCAATCAAGCGGTCGAGTACCACAGTAAGTTTCACGACATGCCGTGAACACAGGCGGGGCCTACGGGCTCCGCTTTTTTATGCTCTGAGTCATGCCGATCTGCTCCAGACTGAATATATAGGTGCAAGGGAGGAAACCAATGCGTGAGAATGAAATTGAACTAAGGGAACTTTTGAAGGACATTGCGGACTTCATCGACGGCTATGTGGTTGAAATGAAAGACAGTCAAGGCAAGAGCCTTCGCACTGATTTTTCGGAACTACTGGCAGCGGCCAGGAAAGCTGGCGACTACATGAAAGTCAAAGTTCCAGTGCGAAATTCAGCCGGGTATCTGACCAGCTCCAAGCTGGTTGCAGTTCGCAAGGTATGTCCGGTATGCGGCGGACCCAGGGGAGAAGCCCGGCCCTACCTAATGACTGAGGATGGCTGGAATATGAGCGTGGACCGATGGGACAATCCTTGCGGCCATGTAGACAAATATGCAGACGTTCTGAGGGAGGCCGGGCAATAGCCCGGCTTTTTTGTAGGGTAGAGGGGTATGAAAATGAAAACGCTGACAATTAGAGAATTGAAAGGACTTCGCTCCAATGTGGAAGCACGTATGCAACGTTATGATATACCGGAAGCTGACCTGTTTACTCCAGGGTTGCTGGCCGATGCCAAGCGACATGCGTGGGAAGAAGTCAAAGGCGAAATAGAGCAAGGGATTGAAATGATCGACGGTTACAATATCCGAACGGACATGCTACCGGGATCGTTTCGCCCAGACGGCAAGTTTCGTAGCGGCCAGGATTACATGCTACTGGCAACACTGGAAGGAACACTGGCTACAGTAAACAAGGCTGAATTTGAACTTATCAATCGAGCGGCCCCGTGGCTGTGAGTTCCTTCCATCCCTGAACAAAGATAGAGAGTCCGCAACAGTCGGGCCATGAGTGCAACGTAGGCCGGGCAGCAATGTCCGGCTATTTTTTTGTCCTGAGTCATGCGAATGCAGGCTGAATCAAATGTATAGGTACAAGGGAGGAAAGACATGAAAAAACCTACTTCAAGAAAGATTATGAATGAGCTGCTGAAAGCTGGAGTTCCAGCGGAGGATCTAAAGCCAAGCACACGCAAGGTTTATATCTGGCAGTCTGGCTATGAAAACCGGGTAGCGACCAGAAAAGCAATGAGATCACTGCACAGGCAGGGTTATTCTTGTTTCTATTCTGGTTCGACAAATGGTAAGCTGGAAGCTGGTTCAATGTCCTGTGAAGAGTCGCTTCGCATTCAAAACATTGATTGAATCAAAGCCGGGGGCGTTTGCTCTGGCTTTTTTTTTGCATTTGAGTCATGCAATTTAGCAGTGAATCGAATAGATATATACAAGGGAGGAAACCACTATGAGTTGTTTCGTTGTTTCTGATAATCACATAAATTTCATCCTGAGCGGAGTAAAACGCTATGACTTCCGCTATGGCACTGTTCGCTGGAACGGACATACGTTGGCTAAAATTGAGTCTGCGTTGGACGCTGCTGGCAAAGCAATGTTAGAAGTCAACCTTCGGGCCTACGCTGAACGTTACGGCGACACTACTGAGGAAGAAATTCAAGAGCGCGTTGCTGCTTTCAAATTCCGCTTTTTTGACAATATCCCGTTAGGGGGCCTTTCAAAAGCTGAAGCCAAGAAAGCGATCATTGAGGAAAAGCGACCTGCTTCAGAAGTAGTCGCTTCAGTGACTCAAATGAATGTGCTCAAATTGATTGACGGTTTTGAGTATCAAGCCAGTGATTTGACCGGCTATGGTGAAACCGAAGTTGCCAAGTTAATGCGCGTCATTCGCAAAGCGATGATCCAGACAATGCCTGGTTATGAAGACGCTCCCTGGGCGTTGTAAGTAAAAGCCAGCCTTCGGGCTGGCTTTTTTGTATCTGAGTCATGCAGTTACTTCCCGGATTGAATGTATATATGCCGGGAGGTGGCGTATGAAGACACAAGTCAAAATGAGCCGCACTGAAGCGGTTCGACAATTCAACAGTTTGCAGATAAAAGGCCATCCCCGACAGCTTTTTGCTAAAGCGCAAGCTAAGGGAGTTTCAGTTCAGACCGTTGCCGGTGAAATTATGCACCTGGCAATGCAACGCGGAATTTCCGTGGCGGCAGCTTACAAACTGTATATGGCCTGACCATTTGCAAGCGCAGGGGCCAGTCTTCGGACTGGCCTTTTGTTTTATTCAGGGAGGAAAGCAGTGAAAAAGAAACCGAAAGTAGAATGGGATAGTCTCAGTGCAGACGATCAAAAAGCATTTATTGCCTATATGCGGAGTCGGCACGGCAAGCGCATGGCCAGTCTTCCAGTTACCAATACTGAGGAAGCGGCGCGGGAGCTATTTGACCGATGGCCCAGAGCCTTGCAAGAAAGGCAGGAAGTGGCTGTGGCAATGTTTCTGGACGAAGCAAACAGAGTTATTAGTTTTTGTGAACTGGCGCGGGGCTACAAAACGGGCGTTTCGATGAATCCGAGAATGATTCTGGAAAAGCTACTCAAGCACAACGCAGCGACGAAAATTATTCTGGCACACAATCATTTGTCCGGCGATCCAGAGCCGTCCGAACAAGACGTGCGTGTGACTCGCAAGTTACTCGGAACGTTTGAACTGGTCGGTGTCCTGCTTATGGACCATTTAGTTGTGGGCCGTTCCGAGTGCGGTACGCCAACAGTGCGAAGTGTCATTGATTACATGAATCGAAAGGGAGGAAAACGATGAATGTGAAAATTGCGGGCCGCTACTTTGTCGAGGAAGTGCATTCGCTTTTCAAGCGGATTCACATGGCAGGTAAGAAAGCGGCAAAGCAGACAGAGAGTGAGCGGGCTGTGAGTCTGATTATGAACAGTCTGGAGCGTGACTTGCGAGACCATTTTCGCAAGACAGAGCATGGTTATGACGTCGCAACCATTACAGAAAAGCGGCGACAGGACATTGCTGGGCTTGTTCCAGCCGAACAGGCAGAGCAGGAAGCGGAGTATCTGAAAGAAGTCATTGAAGTGCTTCGGGAGACTCTGAGCAAAGCAGAACTGAGGCTGACAGAAGTAGACAGCTCCAGGGGCTCCGTTTTATTTTTGAACTGGCAGCGTGAACTGGCAGCGGCCAGGATGCGGGTAGAACAGAAGCGCAACCAGCAGACGGCGGCGTAATGACGATGGCCGGGCGGAAACGTCCGGCTATTTTTTTTACCTGAATCATGCAAAACCGGCCTGAATCGAATACATAGATACAAAGGGAAAAGGAGTTAGGACATGAAAAACGTAGAAAAGATCATTGAAAAACTGTTCGGATCAGTCGAGAATTTTGCTGAGTCCGGCCAGTATATCAAAGTTGAAAATGAAGGCTGGATGCCTCTGACAATCGAAGTGGTAGGCAAGAAAAGCTACGGCATCGAGATCAGCGTTGCCCACTATGGCTACCAGAACGGCGATGCAATGCGCGACCCAGAAATGGTTTTCATTTTCCAGCGACAGCAGCGACTTCAGAAAGTGCGCGGTGAACTGGAATACAAGCGAGTCATTAAGTCCAAGTGGTCGCCGATCTACTTTCGCAACGACTACGTCGGTTATGAGCAGCAAGCTCCAGAAGGCTACGTTCTGCGAGACAAAGAGTTCCCCAGAATTTGGAACAAAAACATTGGAGAGCAAGGCTTTGTCAAAGCGGCAAGCAAGGCTTCCATTCGCGGCGCAGCCGCATAACTTCCAGCCTGGGCTCCGAAAGGGGTCCGGGCTTTCTGGGTGCAAGGGAGGAAACAAACTATGACTATGGAACAAGTAAGACAAGGTCGCAAGTTAATGGCAGAGTTGAAGCTGAGTTCAAAACGTATCGAAGTTGCTGTTCCAAGCAATGGCAATCGTATCTTTTTTGTGGATACGCGAGCGGGAGCTTCGCTTGCATTGACTGCTTATGAAATGGTCTGTGTTCAGCAGGCTAATGACTACTACACTTTTCGAGTCGGGAAGTGGTACCAGCATCGAATTCGATGATCGGAAGCCGGGCGGAAACGTCTGGCTTTTTTGTATCTGAACCATGCACACAATCGATCAATCAAATACATAACCAAAAGGGAAAAGGAGACAAGACAATATGCAGACAACCACTACAGCAGTAACCGAATGCGAATCCAAGCTAAGGACGGCCATGCAAATGCTTCTAAGCGTTTGTGATGGTGCGAAGACCGACGATGAAGCCGGTTTTAGTGGGACGGATGCCCAGCCAGCCAGACGGCTGAACGGGCAGCCATTCTGGAATGTGAACGAACTTCGAGTCGTTTACAAGATGATTCGCAAGTATCGGAACCAGCTTTCCAGAATGGGATTTGATTTTGAATCGGTGCCTATGCCGGACGGCGGGGAGTTAGTGGAGCAAGCAAAGTTGGGAAAGGCTAAAAAGCCTGCACCGAAAAAGGTTCTGGCAATGGGAGTTGTTATGCGGGAGACCGAGAAAGCATTCCAGTTGCATTTGATTTACCCGGATGCCGGAGTCCACCAGGAGTGGATGCCAAAGTCTCAAATGACGATCAAGCGCGACATGACTATGGACGTGCCTGATCGTCCAGGCGAGACAAGCCGACTAATCATTGCGGAAGTTCCGAAGTGGTTAAAGAAGGCAAAAAATTTGGGTGAAGTTAAGCTGAATACACTTCGCTTGTTTCTCAAGATTTACAAGCCGGGCAAATAGCCCGGCTTTTTTGTTGCCTGAATGCTGGCCTATGTTCTTTTGTGCTTCATGCTTTCTATCACACATCCTATAGTTCATCCGAACGAAACAAGAATTGCGTTTCTAAGAATTTCTCGAAAAGAATATCCACAGTCATTAGCGGAAGCAGTTGGCGCGGTAAATGCTAATCAGTTTACACGCCAACGGTGCAAGATCCAGGGCTATCTGTATCTGGGGCCGACGACATTTGCAAAGCTGGCTAATTCATTGCAGCAGCACAGATTACTCTGGAAAGGCTACGGCGGCACCGCTTCCGATGCTCCAGAAGAGATTGACGCGGGCTCTGAAGAGTGGCTAAAGTATTCCTATCGAAATGTCATCTATGTGATTCAGAAAGATAGCGGTGCATTGTTTGCAATCGACCCGTCCAAGGGTGATACAATTCGATGGATAGGAGTTCCATGAGCGGATACGACGGAGACCTACGCATTCAGTATATCGAAGACGTGGCCGAAGACGCGGCCATAGTCGGGGAAATGCTAATCAACAACGTCATTGCTGGGGTGATTCGCAACCTGGGCGTGACGGATCTACGTAAGCTGACAAAGCCAAAGAAATCCAAAGTGCTGGAAAAGGCGGAGTCGTCGGTATGGAGTTGGATCAAATCGACGGCGGCAAAGTACAAAGGGATCATTCTAAACGACAAAGGCCCGGACCCGCATTCTCCATTTGAGATCAAAGGTCAGCGTCTATATCGACAGGGCAGGCCGATGACGGTCGCCGACTACCAGAAATTTGAGCGGGAAGTCAGCGAGTATCTGGCTCCCTACTTGCAAAATATGAGCGAAGACATTGCGGTGCGCGGTGTGCTGCTGGCATTCGCCACAGCGCAGGCAGAAATGCAGCGCAAGCAAATGAAGTACTACGGCAAGAAATCATACGATCAGATATTGGATGAGCAGTTCAACGGATATGTTCCAGGTTCATTCGACAATTTAGAAAAGTATTACAGGCTGGACGGAACAAAGAAGCGGGCATTCAATCAGGCTTACAACGAAGCGGCGCAGTATGTCCAGCGGGTAGACAATGACGTGCGCGAAGCTATTCGGCAGCAGGTAGTCATTGCCCACAAAGACGGGAAAACGCCGGAGCAGTTAGCAAGCGATTTGTACTGGATGCAAGAAGACAATCCGGAGTTACGCGACTTGAATGCAGAGCAGCTACAGCGCGATTGGAGGCGGGTAGCCTATACTGAAATGGCACAGATACATGGCATAGGCCACCTGGCAGCATATGAAGCGCAGGCAACGGACGGCGACCCGGTCTATTTTGTCTTTACCGGCGGCACATGCGAGTTCTGCAATCCCAGGGAAGGGACCGTGCTTCGCATGATTCCAAAAGACGCGGTCGTGGACCCGGTAGACGATTCATTGAAAGCACAGGGTATTACAGACGATCCCTACGCTTCCCTGGCTATCTGGCAGGGCAAATCCAACGTCGGATTCAAAAGAGCTGACTGGAGAATATGCGTTCCGGCGCATCCGTGGGGCCGGGCGCGGCTACAGCGGTTCTTTCCAGCGGACCAGAAATGGGACAAAGACTTACGCATTGCAACACTGGATACAAAGCAGCGGGAAGAGCGCGGGGAGTCTCTTCCAGGGCTGGGCCAGCAGACGACTGAATACGATGACTATCTGGATCGGCTAAAGAGAAAGGTAGCAAACAGGGAAGCCAAAAAACAGGCTGACAGGCGGGCAGGAATATACAAACGTGATAGAGAGTATTTCAAAGATGCGAAGCCGAAGCCAGTAAGGAAGGACTGAAATGCAGAAGAAACAAGCACAGGTAAAGATGGAGCTATTGAAAGCTCTGGTCCGTGAATTTCAGAACTATTCGGATCTGAAAGAAAGACTGGCATTCGATCCTAACCTGTACGGTAGCAATTACAGTATCGACAACGTTCAGGAAGCCGTGCAGGACGGTTTCCCTACAGTGGCCCATCTAATGATCGACGGAAAGCCCTGTACGTTTCTGGTAGTGGGCGAAGACTTGAACGGGCTCTATCTGCTGGCTCCAGGCGAAGACAAGCCGAAGTACTGGAGTAGTACAAAGCTCCGGAGGCACTGGACCGGGGAGTGTATCATTGTCAGCGATGTGAGTCAGTACGGTGAAGAGCAGGCAGAGCAAGAGCTGGAGCCGGTCAAGCGGTCGCTGATTATTCGCAATGAAACCAAAGACACATGGATTGAAGAGCGAAAGGATCTAATCAAGCAGACCATGAATTGCCTGAACCGGTTGAATACAGTTCCGGCATTTATGCTTCCAGAGCATCCGGTCATTCTGGTATTCCAGCAGGAGACTCCGGAAGACCGAAAGAACCATGCGCGGGCATTCAGTCTGGGCGTTCACGTTTACATAATCGACCCGTCGGACCCCGTGGAAGAGTTTTTGCATGAGCTGGGCCATGTGTATCTGGACAACCGACTGGATGACCATTGCAAGGAATTGGTCGCGGAGCTGTATCAATCGTTGGAAAAGATGGATGAGAAGCCAGGTATTTTCACGGCACCGTGGGATTATGAAAACGAAGCGGAGCTATTCTGCACCCTGTACATGTGGCGCATGAAAGGCATGATCCTTTCCAGTGGGTATCGGGATATTCTACGCAAGCAGTGGCCGGAAGCTGACAAGTGCATGAGCATGATTTTCAGCTATGTGCTGCAAAAAAGTTCCGTGCAGTCTACCTGGACGAAGGAAGAGCGACAGTATGGGCGTTACTACAGAGCATTGATGGGCGAAGACGTGACAGCAGCCGTGCGAACAGGCAACGGCCAGGTGAAGCTCCGGAAAGCAAAAATGCCGGTCGTTGTGCCAAAAGTCAAGATTCAGCTACCGGACAGTGTACCGCATCGAGTTTTGCATAAGTCAGGGCATAAGACGTATGTGCAAATACTTCAGGGCCATCTAAAAAATGCAGTAGTGCCTTTGAACAAGGCAGGTTTTATTGATGCCCCGGCTATGGAGCGACTGGCAGCACAGAAAAGGCTGGGCAAGTTTCCAGTGACGCATCGACGCTTGAACAAAGCAGGCAAGACCGTCGTTACGACTCATTGGTATGAGCCAGGGAGCCTGGAAGTGCGGACGACGGTGGAGACTCAAATCATAACGCCGGAGCGGGCCAGCAAAGATTTGTCCCGACTCCAGAAAGCATTCAACAGCATTAGAGACGCATTCGCAAAAATAGGCGGCGCGGAAAATGGCAGCGGCGAAAGAACAGCAGTTCTTAACTGAGTTAAGGAAATCTGCATTGCTGGTAGATCCGCAATCGCAATGGTACAAGATTGCCGACAGCCCCGGTACCAGAGACGGATTTCATTCAATATCTGAAAAGCCATTCGATGCTTTCTGGATGACGCAGGGCCAGCTTTATTGTTTCGAGGCCAAGTATCATGCGTCTACGCAGGCGTTCCCACTTTCCAAGATCCGTTGGGGGAGTGATACACGCGACGGCCAGGTAGACAATCTAAAGAAGTGGGCGCGGGCCGGGGCGCGGGCCTTCTTTATCGTGAAGGTTCAGAACAGCACTGACAAATTTGTGGCTGTGCTGGCCCCGGAAGCGGTCGCGGGTTGGCTGGGAATGAACCGGAAGTCGGTGCCGATAGATCAGCTAAAGGCCGACGCTATGTTTGTAATGCAGAGAGTGAAGCATATTCGAGAAGGAATGTATTGGCCGCTTGATAGGCTCATGCACTGGATCAATAAAGACTGTCACGAATGACGCGGGCCTTTTCTACCTGATCCAGCACTTTCTTTTCGCGGGCGCGTAGGCTCCGGTATTCTTGCGCGGCATGTTTGATTTGCTTCAGTTTCGCTTCCAGTTCATCGGGATCAATGTTATCTGGATCGACTCGAATGGAAAACGCTCTGGCTCCAGACTTGCGGTCTCTGACCTGTTCTATCTGGCCAGACAGAAATGCGGATTGAATTAGTTGTTGCAAACGGTCGCGGGATTGTATGCACTGAGAATTTAGAAGCTCGCTATCTGAGATCATATTGCAGAGCAATTACAAAGACAGAGCTGAAGTCAATACAATGTTAGTTTACTACACAGTTATTCCTTTCAAGGGCAGCTTGATAAAAGCAGCCGTGGCGAAAGTACCAAAGAAAGTCAAGGTGCAGCGTAAAGACGGGACGTCTTACTGGTCTACTCGATGGGTGGCCCCAGATACAAAGCTGAAATCTGAATCTTATGTGCAGGGACTAATTCAAATCGAATACGCATCCATTATGTCCGGGCAGCCGTTGCGGACTTTGCTACCGTTTCGCGGTACATGGAAAACCAAAATGGAAGGGATGCCCAAATCTACTCTGGATGCACACAAACAGGAAGACGGAGTATTTAAGCCAGAGCGGGCTGCACTGCACCAGAAAATAGTCAATGAAATTCTGAACAAAGTCCCACCTGTTCCAGAAGGTCAGCAGCCGGTAGCTGTGTTTATGATGGGCGGCCCGGCATCGGGAAAATCCAGCATGGTTCGGGCTCTGGGAGTAGATAAATCGCAGTTTGTAATTGCGGACGCGGACGCGGTAAAAGAGCGCATTCCAGAATACCGGGTAGGCGTGAAAAATAATTACAAAGGTTCTGCTGCAATGGTCCATGAAGAAAGCTCCATGCTGGTAAAGCGGGCGCGGGCGAAGGCAATAGAGCAGCGAAAGAATCTCATAATTGATGGCACCGGCAAAGACCCAGGTTCCTATTTGAAAAGTCTGGATAAGTTGGAAGAGCAAGGTTACAAGGTAAAACTTTACATGGCCGACATTGACGCTAAAGTTGCAATAGGCCGGGCTAAGAAACGCGCCGAGCGGACAGGGCGGTATGTGCCTCTAAATGTCCTGTCGGGCGCGTTTCCAACAATCCCTAATTCATTTGCTACCGTGGCTGAAAAAGTGGATGAATACGCGGTATTCAATACGAATGTCCCGTTTGGACAGCCGCCGAAAATGATTGTCCAGAAAACGGATTCGGGCGACGTTACTATAGGTGACTCTGCAATGTATAACAATCTGAACAAAAGAATGAAAAGGAAGGTAGGAAAATGAGAACAGACAAAGAGCTAATGGACGCGCTGATTGCTGGAGACTATGCTTTTAGCGAAGAAGAGGCAGCGAGAATTGAGAAGTTCCCCAAAATAGCAAATCCAGACAAAGGCGAAGTCATTGAAATGGTTCAAGACGACGACGCAGACGTCGGAATGCTATTTGCGGAGGATGTAAAAGGAATGTACCCACCGGGCTTTGATGTGTAGCTATGAGCGTTCCCGGTAAAGTAGCAAAGAGAGTGCCCGTCCGAAATCCAAAGACGGGCAAAACTACGTACGCAATTCGATACGTCAATACAGGGGAGGAAGCCAATGAGCAAGGAAAAACAAATACAGGACGCGGCGGATATTCTGACGCTGATTCAAAACCCGGAGTTTCTGGAGAAAGTGGAACTGGATCTACCCTTGAATATGGAAGTAGCGACAGAAGAGATTTCTTTGAGCAATACCGAAGAGACGGAGTCCTTGTCGGAAGAGAATCAATCACTTCGCTACCTGAAAAAAATCACTTATCCAGTGATATTGCAGGAATTTTAAGACAGCATCAAAAAGACTTTGTCAATCTGGCGCTGGAGAAATTTGAACAGGGAATGCCGGGAGTCTTCAATTTTGATGGCACCGGCACCGGGAAGACTCTTCAGGAGTTAGCGTTAGCGGAGCAATACAGCCGCGACAATCCAACAGAAACAGTTTTCGTTGTAACTGAAAACGAAGCAATAATTGAGAATGCGATTATTCGCGGCGCGGCCAGGCTGGGCACTGAAGTAACCTATGCAAAGAGCCAGAAAGACCTGAGCGGCCCCGGAGTGTACGCAATGACGTACACTGCACTGGCAAAGTTTGCAGATAGCAGGCCAGGGCTCGTTGTGTTTGATGAAGCCCACAATATGAAAAACAAGTCCAAAAAGCAAGAAGCTGGTATGGCTCTGGCAGATAAAGCCAAGCACAAGGTTTACTTCACGGCGACCCCGATGGACAAAGCGGAGCACATAGAGTATGTGTGCAATGGGCTGGGCCTTTCCTTTGACGCGACTATGAACCAGTTAGGCTACCAGCAGCAGGTAGCAGAAAAGAAAGAATCAGCGTACTGGGTGCGAAAGGTAGGGGCCAAAGAATACGCAAAGCGGCTCCAAGGCTTCTTTGATTCGCTTACTAAAGACGGACTGGCCAGCAAGCGGGAAGTTTCAATGGCCAACGTATCAATGAATATGCGTACGGTTCAGTTAAGCCCGGAAGACGAAAAGCAATACCTTGAACTGCAAAAGCGATATGAAGACGGGCTGGACAGCGTTTCCAAGTTTCTGGAGGGCAAGTATAAAGCAATGGGCCTGCTGGCTCTTCGCAGAGCCGTGGAAGCAATGAAAGTAGACGCAGCGGTCCAGTCGATAGAGAAGGGCGTGCAGGAAGGAAAGCAGGTAGTGGTCTTTGCTGACCGGATCAATGACAGCGACATTAAGTTCATGGGCGAAACCAGCAGCGACAAACTGACGTCGCCGGGGACGCTGCAAGAGATCGAAGCGCGATTGAAAGAGAAAGGAATAACTTACGCCGGTTTTTACGGCGAAGGCAAATCGAAAGACGCGGTCCAGTCTTTCCAGAAAGGGCAAGTCCAGGTATTTTTGACAACGCCACAATCCGGCGGCACCGGTATATCACTGGACGATTCCCAGGGCATTGCACCACGAAAGGAAGTCATATTGAGTCCACCGTTTTCAGCCATGCAGTTTGTCCAGATGGCCGGGCGCGTGAACAGGCTGAATACGAAGTCGCCTGCTGAAATTGAAGTGCTGCTGACCAAGCATAGCGTAGACAGTTGGGGCGCGGGAATCATTGCCGGGAAAATGCAAACGCTGGGCGCGTCGGTATCCGGGGAGTATGCAAGGTTGAACGATGAGCAGTTGCAGCAGGTGGTCGATTTACCTGAAAACGCACAGCAGGAATACATTGAGCGCATCCAGAGTCAACAGGCACAGACCGGCCCGTTTCCAGTAGTGGCTGACAAGACTCCTGGCGGTTTCGACAGCAGTCAGGCAACAAAGTCAGCAGCAGTGAATAAGAAGCGCAACCTAATGAAGCGGGGCAAGCCTATCATAGAGCAACCGATTGCGCGGGCGACCAGCATGTACTCGACTTACATTCCAAAGGACAAAGACGGGAACTTCGCAGTGACTCAAGAAAACGCGATGCCGGATGCAAAGTTAGGTCCAGGTTTCGGGGAGTATTCGGGCAAAAACCTTTCATCCGTGGCAAAGTCAAATCCAGAGTATGTCATGGAATTTCTAAATGAGCAAATGGGTAAGCCGATTATTGCGCGGCCCGAACAAATCAGCGAACTGACCTGGCAGGCCAAGTATGAATAAGACCAACAAAGTACAGGTGTGGACAACCGTGCAGCGGGGCGGTAAAACGTTTCGGCGCAAGCAGTGGGTGAATCCAAGCGACGTCAAGAATACAGACGACAAAAAGCAAAAAGAAGCGGTTCAGGCGTTCGCGAATATGTCCAGGCGTATAGCAGCAGTCAGCAAACCGGTGTTTGTAGACAGTGTTATGAAGCTACACGAAGACCTGAAGCGGGCTCCGATTTATGAGCCGTCGAAAACTAAGCTATACGCTGCACTGGAAAAGAAGGTGCCGGAGAATATCATTGAGTCTCCCCCGAAGGGTGCGGAAAAGCTGGAAATCACAAAAGAAGACATCAAGAATATCAAGACCAGTTTGCTACGCGGTGAAACGGTAGAGCTGGATATTGATTTGATTACTGAGGAAAGCCAGATTCGCAAGTCTTATGATCCAGAGACGGTTCAAAATATAGCGGACTCTGTAGTGGAGCAAGGGTTATTGCATTCGATTACAGTGCGCCCCGATCCTGGCAATCCGGGTAAGTTCCAGTTGGTAGACGGACACACGCGGCTACGGGCGGTAAAGAAAGCGATAGCAGAAGGCCGACTGGATGCCAGTTCAATATCGGCGACCGTGGAAGACATGGACGATAAGACGAAAGCCATTAGACAGCTTGTGGCCAACGTTGCCCGAAAAGAGAATTCATCTCTGGAATTTTCCGACCACTAGGCTTTGTTGGTAAACAAG